GATGAATAAGATGGGACTAGGTGACCCCGACCCATCTAATTACAGAACGGGGTTCGGTTCTGCAGATGAAATTGTAGACTGGTTCAAGCAAGATAAACCTGATGATTGGAGACAACGTGACTGAAGTTGATTATCAAGTGGTCGGTAGTGATGGAAAAATCCATAACTATATTTGGGATGATGATAAACGACAAATGGTAGAAGGGAAAAGAGAAAAAGTTCCACCGTATTGGAGAATCAATCGTATCGCTGAAGATCTAGGTGGACAAGTTTCATATTCAACCGTGGTAGATAGTCGCGGTAAGATTACTAAAAAAATTACAATCACTTACGAGGACGATGCCTGACAACTATCCATCAACTTGTGTAATCTACACCAACGGTAGTCAAGAATGTGAAAGAGTTGCTGAGTTAATAACATCTTTGGGTGGTAAGTATCAAGAATATAAATTAAATTGCCACTTCACTCAAAGAGCATTTGAACAAGAGTTTGGTGAAGACGCAACTTATCCCCAGGTTGCTATCGGTGCCAAACACATCGGACATCTTAAAGATCTTCTTCAGTACATGAAACGAGAGGAGATGGTCGCCTGATATACCGTCACACCCCCTTGCCCCTTGGGTCAGGGGGTGCTATAATACATAGGTAATCAAGGGAACTACATGGCGCTGACCACCGAACAACTCGTTCAGTATCTGACCACCACTGTTGGTGATGAGATCAACAGTTCCGATATTTACTCTGCTGCCACCCATTTCAAAGTCTCCGAACCCACCGTTAAGAAGCGTCTGGAGTCTTACAAAACTGGTCGTGGTAAGTGGAACCTGACTGTTGCAGAACGTTTGGAGCAAACCTATCAAGCTCCCGCTCAGGAACGTGTGTGCCTGATCCCTAGCAAAGAGGACAATTATGTCCCGTTCGGTAACTTCTCAGACTTGCATAAGATTATCAAGTCGGAAGTTTTCTATCCCACTTTTATCACTGGTCTCTCTGGCAACGGTAAGACGCTCTCGGTTGAGCAAGCGTGTGCTAAGGCAGGTCGTGAACTGATTCGTGTGAACATTACTATTGAAACTGACGAGGATGATCTCCTGGGTGGTTTCCGTCTGGTCGGTGGAGATACTGTCTGGCACTCTGGTCCAGTTGTAGAGGCACTTGAGCGTGGTGCCGTGCTGTTGCTGGATGAACTTGACTTGGCATCTAACAAGATCCTGTGTCTTCAGTCTGTCCTTGAAGGCAAAGGAGTATACCTGAAAAAGATCAATCGTTATGTTCGTCCTGCTGAAGGTTTCACTGTAATCGCTACTGCCAATACTAAGGGCAAGGGTTCTGATGATGGTCGCTTCATCGGCACTAACGTTCTGAACGAAGCATTCCTTGAGCGTTTCCCTATCACCATGGAGCAGTCTTATCCTACCGCTGCCATTGAACAGAAGATTCTGCAAAATGTAGGTTGCGACGAACAGTTTACCGAGAACCTTGTTAAGTGGGCAAACGCTATTCGTAAAACTTTCTACGATGGTGGAGTTGATGAGATCATTACCACCCGCCGACTGGTTCATATTGCCCAAGCATATGCAATCTTCAATGATCGTATTAAGGCAGTGACTGCATGTATCAATCGTTTTGACGAAGATACTAAACAGTCCTTCCTTGATCTGTACACCAAAGTTGACGCAGGAGAAGATTCCGAGTACAATACTGAGGAAGCACCATTCTGATTATGACCTTCAAATATAATGAAGAGGAGTTGCTGAAAGAACTCCGTGATTACATCACCAGCACATACAACCAGCACTACTCCGCTGGTAACAATGCAATTCAAACTCTTGATTTGATTGAATCTGTTGGTGATGCAGAAGCATTCTGCCGCTGCAACATCCTGAAGTATGCTTCGCGGTATGATAAGAAGGGTACTGCCCGCCGCGATATCATCAAGATCTTGCACTATGCAGTTCTGCTTCTACACTTTAATGATAAAAATGCCAACCTTGAGGAGTATCCTAACCGATGACTGTTATCTCTCGTGAAACTATTGATGTCCTGCGTAATTTTAGCAGCATCAATAAGTCTATTGTCATCAAACCTGGCAATAAACTGAGCACGATTAGCATCAATAAGAACATCATGAGTGTTGCTCAGATTGAGGAATCCTTTGATACTCAGATTTCTATCTATGATCTGAGTGCTTTCCTTGGTTGTCTGAGTCTGTTTGATCAACCCCAGTTTGATACTAGCAACTCCCAGTTCCTGTCTGTCAGTGACAGCAGCGGTCGTTCTAAAACTAAGTTCTTTTATGCCGATCCCGATGTGATTGTGCAACCACCTGACAAAGAACTTAAACTGCCTTCTGAGGATGTTAAGTTTCGTCTGACTGCATCTGTACTCAAAGATCTTCAGCGTGCCGCTGCAGTCTATCAGGTGCCCGATCTGTGCCTGTATGGCGACGGTGGAGTTCTGAAACTCTGTGTGACCGATAAGAAGAACGAGACTTCTAATACCTTCTCCATGGAAGTTGGTGAGACTAGTAGCGAGTTCTGCTATTGTTTCAAGATTGAGAACCTGAAACTGTTGGCAGATGATTACGATGTGACTGTCAGTCGCCACAACGTTGCATTCTTTGAAGGCAACAATGTTAAATACTGGATTGCACTTGAACCAAACACATGATCTGGAAGTACACCTTTCCCCTGCACAATAAACTGAAGACACCCTTACTTACTAGCATTCAGTATTCTGCAGGGAAAGGATACGATGCAGATGAGTTTGATAGAATCGCTAAGACTGATTACTACGAACACCTTGACTTAGAACAGAAGACGTACCTCAAACTCTTACATAGCAATCTCACTGATTTCTATGATGCCATGAGTCAGAAGTATTGTCTTCTAAATTTTAGTCTTTACAATGGATGGTATCAGCAGTATTACAATCTGGATACCCACCATTGGCATACCCATTCCCGTTCTAACGTAAGTATGGTATACTACTTAGAGTTGGATGGTCCCGAGCACAGCACTGAGTTCTGGTGTCCAGAGACTCGTAAAAAGTTTCAACTGGATGCTAGAGAAGGGGATATTGTAGTCTTCCCCGCTTATCAGGCACACCGTTCTCCACCTATACAATCTGATAATAGAAAGACTATCATCAGTTGTAACTACAATTTTGAGTCCGTACGATTTGACTGTATCAATGGCAAATGATTTTCTGTGGGTTGAGAAGTATCGCCCTCGTAAAATTGAAGACTGTATTCTGACTGATCAGGTCAAGGGTACGTTCCAATCCTTCCTTGATAATGGTGAGATCCCTAACCTGCTGCTAGCAGGTCCTCCTGGCATCGGTAAGACAACTGTTGCTAAGGCATTGTGTGATGAACTTGGAGCAGATTACTATGTTATCAACGGGTCGGATGAGGGACGCTTCCTGGACACTGTACGCAATCAGGCAAAATCCTTTGCTTCTACTGTGTCTCTCACTTCTGAGAGTCGTCACAAAGTTCTCATCATTGATGAGGCGGACAACACCACGAACGACGTACAACTCCTCCTGCGAGCAAGTATTGAAGAGTTCCAAAAGAATTGCCGTTTCATATTCACCTGCAACTACAAGAATCGTATCATTGAGCCGCTGCATTCGCGATGTGCAGTTGTGGACTTCGGGGTAACTGGTAAGGATAAGCAGCAACTTGCAGGTGCATTCTTCAAACGTATTAACCAGATTCTCGGTGCAGAGAATGTTGAGTTTGAGATGAAGGTTGTTGCCGAAGTTATCCAAAAGTATTTTCCTGACTGGCGACGTGTTCTTAACGAACTGCAGAAGTATTCTGCCGCTGGTAAGATTGATACTGGTATTCTCTCTGTCATCAGTGATGCATCTGTTGATGAACTTATTGGTGGTTTGAAAGAGAAGAATTTTACCAAGGTGAAGAAGTGGGTGACCCAGAACATTGACAACGATGTCACCTCACTGTACCGTAAGATCTACGATACTCTTTACAGCAAACTGGAAGGATCTTCCATTGCTGCTATGGTTCTCATCATTGCAGAGTATCAATACAAGGCAGCATTTGTTGCTGACCAGGAAATCAATCTGTTGGCAAGTCTCACACAACTCATGATGGAATGTGAATTCAAGTGACCGTTCCATTTTTTATTGATTATCCCGAACCACTTGAAGTGCCACAGGACATTGTGTTTTACTGTGATAACTATAGTGTAAACGTTGACAGAGATGATCTTAGTTATTTGGATTGCATTTATATGCATCTGGGTTATTATGGCAACGACCCTGTTAGACTAAGAGAATACCGACGATCGCAAATCCAATCCCTATTTGAATAATCATGGACATTAAACTACTCAGAATTGTCACAGGTGAAGAAGTAATTGCTGAAGTCCTTGACTGGTCTAATGGCATGATGACTGTAAAGAATGGTCTGGTCGTTCTTCCTCAAGGGCAAACATTTGGATTCATGCAATGGGCAAGTGTTATAGATACTGAACAACCTGAAATCACATTGGACATGAAGCATGTTGTGTATGTTGCTGAAGTCCATCCCTCGGTTAAGAAAAAGTACAAGGAAATGTACGGCAGTCCACTGATCACTCCTGAAGAGAAAAAACTCATTATCTAATCATGAAAAAACCACGTCAGATCAAATCCAGAATGTATTACTACTTCTGGGGCGCTATGACTCTGTTTGTATTGCTCGGACAGATCTATGTGGGCACAGGTTATCGTATTATGGCAGGTTCTGTGCTAAGATTGACGATGGGATTAGAGTCCGCTCTACAAAAATGAACGAACAAAAACAACGCTATTGGGATTCTTTGATGGGAAAGACTGTAAAGACCACACCTGAAAATGTGGAGCAGTCCCATCAAGGACTTTTTCATGCTACAATGAATCTACCAGAGGCAGCTGCTAATTGTGGCATGACTCAAAAAGAAATTATGCAAACCTTCCGCGAGTATCTGAAGTATCATGAACCAGATTTTGAAAACACCTCTGAGGTATCCTGGGGGGAAGAGTCGCGCAGTTCCTAAACTCGCTCAGTTTGTCCCTGATCTCTCAAACTATCAAGTCTATCGTGAACCATTTCTAGGTGGCGGTTCTGTCGCTCTGTGGGTGACACAAAAGTATCCAGACCTTCGTGTGTGGGTGAATGATCTGTACGAACCCCTGGTGAACTTCTGGAAGACTTTGCAGGATGATGGAGATAAGTTACAACTCAAACTCATTGAATTGAAATCCCGTTACCCTGATCAGGGATCCGCTAAGGGATTATTTCTAGAGGCAAAGGAGATTATCAATGACAGAGAGAAAAGTCACCTGGACAGAGCTATTGCTTTTTACGTCGCTAATAAGTGTAGTTTTAGTGGTCTTACCGAATCTTCTTCCTTCAGTGCCCAAGCATCAGACTCCAACTTCTCAATGCGAGGAATTGAAAAACTGAAGTTCTATTCATACGCTATTCGCAATTGGACTATAACCAACTACGATTACGCTGCATTGTTGGACGATAACCGTCTAGCATTTGTTTACCTTGATCCTCCCTATGACATCAAAGACAACCTCTACGGGAAAAAAGGAAACATGCACCGAGGTTTTGACCACGATAAGTTTGCTCATATTTGTGACAACTATGTGTGCCGTCAACTTGTATCATACAATGCGACCCAAATGATCAAGGACCGATTCAAAGACTGGATTGCTGCTGAGTTTGATCATACATATACAATGCGGTCTGTAGGAGACTACATGAAAGACCAGCATGAGCGTAAGGAATTGGTGTTGATGAATTATGAAATGTAAGGTACAATTGTACATAGCGGGCAAGATCTTTGATGAAGTAGTCATTGCTCGTGACTATCAACATGCTAGAACTATTGCATTAGCACGAAACCCTGGAGCTCAAGTTATGGGAGTTACTGCGGTGTTTGACTGATGTGGAGAATCTGGGCAAAAGCATTAGGGCAGAAAGATGGACGAGATGATAAAGAGGCAGATATTATTGCTGGCATACGCACCCTTATTTTTATTTGTTACATGGTCACTAATGTGGCCATCATTGCTAACGCAGTAAGACACTGGAATGATGTACCAACTGAAAGACTACCTCAACACTATCAACCAATCAAAGGATAATCTGATGGAGGAAGATCCTCTGGCAGAGAAAAAGTATCCAGCATACATCGTAAACAAGTGCATGTCACATCACATTGACACTGTGCTACACGCTAATGAAATGAACTTCTGGAATCAGTTGCCCTCCAGAATGCAATATGACTTTTTTATAAATACTGTACGACCTCGGAAGAGATTCTCTCCTTGGGACAAAAAGGACAAGATTGAAGACCTTGAACTTGTGCAGAAATACTATGGTTACTCTGTAGAAAAGGCACGCCAAGCACTAGACATCCTGTCTCGTCAACAAATTGATTACATTAAGGATAAACTGAATACAGGAGGACAGAATGGGCGAAGATCAGGAGATCGCGTGGACTAAAAATGATATGATTGAGGTTACCCTTAGGGAACCTGATGACTTCCTCAAAGTAAGAGAGACGTTGACCCGTATTGGTGTTGCCTCTCGTAAGGAAAAAAAGTTATATCAGTCGTGTCATATTTTACATAAGAAGGGTCAATACTTTATTGTTCACTTCAAAGAATTGTTTGCCTTGGATGGCAAAAGAACTAATCTTTCACAGAACGATGTGCAGAGACGCAATAGGATCGTACAACTCCTGTCTGATTGGGGTTTGGTAGACATTCCTAAGAAGGAT